CTTGTTGACTGTGCCTTCTTTAAACTGTCTAATTCTGGCAGGTATCCAGTTTCAAGTTTCTTTACAGATGCACCAGCGGTAGCATGTATCTTTTGGAAGTCGGACCAGTTTACCTTTGAACCTGCTTCAAGACGAGCAATCATATTATCGTATGCTGCTGCTTCTGCTGGTGGTAAGTTAAAGCCCTTAACTGTCTTCTTTAGTCTTGGAAGAACTCTTTGAATTTCTGCTTGAATTGCTGTGTGATATTCTTGCGGTGTCATCTTCTTTGCAATTTCAGATGTGGAGAGTGCAAAGTCCTTTCTTGCACCACCCTTAATTCCAAGAAGGTTGATCATTGCTTGATCCTTCATTGAAGGCATTACAGACTGGATATCTCTAAATCCAGATGCTCTATTAAATACACCTGCTGGACCAACGTCTGCAAGAGTGTTACCAAATACATTTGACTTAGATAAATCTTTGTCTCCACGAAGAAGCGATGCAACAAGTTGTGTAACCATCTGCTTCTTTGTAAACTTACCACTTGCCTCTGCTAACTTAGGGTCATATGGTGATTCAAGAACAATTAACTTTCTCTTGCCAGTTGGGTCTGTTGGGTCAATCAGTGTTTTGACTGTTTGCTTTGGAGCCTTAAGTCCATGGGCTTCTCTTGCAATAATTGTTGCACGTTGTTCTGCTAATGCTGATGTAGCATCAACTGCAGGTTTTACGAATACTACTTCTCCGTTTGGCTTTCTGTATACACCACCAACATTTGGAATTGGAAAACTTCTTCCAGATGTTCCCTGTAGCAATGTACCAAAGTCTGTTGGTGGAACCTTTCCAAACTGACTCTTTGCAACAGACTCAGCAATCTTATCTGCAACTTCTCTTGACTGTCTAGTATGTGAAAGTGGCTTTGGCATTCCAACAAACTTTGCACCAGACTGTGTTTCACCTGGCTTAGCATGGAAAGATGGAGCCTTTGGAAGTTTTCCAGCCATATGACCAGGAATCTTTCCAGCCATCATTGCATGTAAGAAACCAATATTCTTTGCAGTTACATCTGCTGGAATAACTGCTTCTCCAGGTGCAAGCATTGCAGGTTGAATATCTCCTGCTCCCTTTGGACCTGGAACTTGTAAAACACCATCCTTATACTTTCTAACTGGTCTTGTTGGACCACCAGGCAGTCTTGATACTGCAGCACCTGCGCCAGGTGATGCAAATAATCCTGGAGATGCTGTTGCCAATGCTCGTGCCTGTGATGCAGCATTTCCATATGATGTAGCGAGTTTTTGCAGAGCAGCATTCTCAACATTAAATACCTGAATAAGTCTTTCGTGTGATCCGTGTAGAGCGTTTGATGATGCAACGTTTTCAAGTTCTTGCTGTGTTAGATAATCAAACCCTCCACCAAGCATTTTGTTTTGACCATTAAGTTTTGCTATTCCACCTCTGATTAATGCAAACAACTTAATCAAGTTTGCAAGTCCATTTGCAAGTAGACCAAATGTCATCAGGAATATAGGACCAATACCAGCAACTAGTGCTGTAACAATAGTAACAAACTTCTTTGTTCCATCTGAAAGATTATTAAACTTCTCAAATAAACCACCAATGAACTTAACGATTGGTGTTAGTGCCTCTAAGAATTCTTTTCCTATTGGCATAATTGTCTTCTTGAACTCTTCTACCGCTGCCTGGAACTTAACACCAACAGAGTCTTCAATCTTTCCCATTTCTCGCTCAGAGATAATTGCTAACTCTTCAAGTGATGCACCAGACAGTTGTAGTGCACGAGATGCCTGAGAACCATCTTTTGTTACGTTTTGGAATAATGTAGAAATACGTGAGAACTGGAACTTACCAAACAATTGTTCAATTGCTCTTGCACGGTTAAGTGGATCAAGTGTGTCGAGTGCTCTAGCAAATCCAACTACTGTACCCTTTAGATCTCCAGCGTTTGCTTCAACAATTCCCTTGATATTAATTCCCATTTCGGCAAGCATCGCAGATGTCTTCTTAGTTGGGTTAATCATAGAAGCAAGACCAGACTTGAGTGCGTTAGCACCTTCTGATGCGTTGATTCCACCTTCCTTCATTGCTGTCATGAAGAAGGCTAGATCTTCTACGTCACCACCAAGTTGCTTTACAACTGGTGCTGCTTTAGGAATTGCAATTGTTAAGTCTTCAATAGAAAGAACTGTCTGGTTTTCAACAGCGTTAAGGAAGTCAATCTTCTTTGCAAGATCATCTGCAGAAATTCCAAATGCATTCTGCAAAGATATTGTTGTTTCAAGTGCTTGTTGCTGTTCAACTTGACCAAGGACTGCCAACTTGTTTGCTTGTCTTACCTGTGCATCAAGTGCAGAGCCAGTTAAACCTGCTGCAGCAGCAGTTGCTGCCATCTCCATTGTTGCCTGAACACTAAGTCCAAACTTTGTGTATTCGTTTGCAACCTTCTTAATATTTTCAACTGCAGCATTTGTTGCTGTTTCATCTGTAAATGCGTCTCCATACACACGCATAAACTTGACGGTTGCTGCTTCCATCTCTTTAAATGCTTTGGCTGCATAGCCACCAAGCATTGCAAGTGGCATAGTAAGACCAACCATCAACTGACGACCAGCCCACTGAGTGTTCTTACCAAAGTTTAGAAGTTGCGTAGATCCCTGTCTTAATAACTGATTTAGGAACTGCTGTCTTTGTGCAGCATACTGGATTCTTGTTCCAAGTTCTGTAAACTGACCATTGGCCATAGCCAAAGTTCTAGGCATTACCTTAATGGCATCAACAAAGCCACCATTAGCCTTTTGCAACTGAATGTATTGTGACTGTAGTGCCTTGACCCTATCTCTACGTGCACGGTTTAAGATTTCTCTTTCCTGTGCAAACATTCTAGTAAGAGTCTTAGTGTTTGCAGTTGCTGCAGCAGCAGTATATCTAAAATACTGACCAAGGCTTAATTGATTCTTTTCAAGTGCTGTTGTAAAGGCTTGTGTGCTTGTTGCTACTCTTACCTGAGATGCAGCAAACTTTCCAGTCGCATTAACGGACTGGATAAGTTGTGCATTTAAACCCTTTTGTGCGTTAGTAGCAGCAAGATTACCCTCTGCAAGTGTTTGATGAAACTTGCTTAATCCAGCCTGTAACTGTCTTAGTTGTGCTAAGGCGTCAGCCGTGTTAAAGTTTATGCCTATATTAGCATTTACGTCTGACAATTCTCATAACACCCCTTTTCAGTTTTACTTGGTTATTGTTGCTACAATGTTACTATTGGTAGCAGCATCGCTTCCTGATGCAGCCTCAATAATCTCATATACCGTTGGCAAATCAAGAAGATCTTCCAACGCTTCCTTACTTTCTGCAAGTTCTGGCTTGTACTGCTTCATTGCAATTAGAACGCAATCAAGTAAGACATCCATAGACTGATCGTTATCATCTGCGACCAATGCTAGGTCACCGAATCTCTTAACAAATGGACGAAGCAGCGAAATCTTTAATGGTGCTACTTCTATTGTTGTTCCGTCTACGAACGTAACCTTCTTGCTATTTGCTTTTTCAGCCATTATTCCTCCTGTTGTTGTTTAGTTAATTATATCACAAACTAGCCTTGAGACTAGTCAATTTTTTCGTATGATAATCCCATGCCAATGCCAAATCCCATCTTTGCAGCATTTTGACCTTGTAATGCTAGTATATCATTTGAATCTTGGGCTGCACCCTTACTATAAACTCTAGCCTTTAGTTCTTCCCACTCATTTTTCTGTCCTGTTTGTTTATCTAAGTCTACACCTTGCATCGCTGCCAGGAACTTCTTTTCTTGATAATCTAACTCTCTTTTTACAGACAGCGTTGACATTATCTCTGGCATAGACATAGACTTTTCTAACTCCTCATAGTCCTTCCAGATACCCAGCAAAAACGCCTCTGACTCCAGTTTAGCGAGGTCTAAGGTATCCCAGGTAGATCCACTGTCAGTTGCCTGTTTCTTTACCGTCTCTTCTGACTTTTCATTAACCTTGATTCCCGCTGCAATTTCTAATAATAAATAAATATCTTTTAGAGTCATACTATCTTCAACTAGTTCTTTTGATTTAGATAATTCTGGATAGTACTGCTTCATACAAATTCTTGCACACTCAACCAAGGCGTCAATAGCGTAGTCATCGTTTGGGGAAGCCTTTACGTATTCAAATGCTTTCATAAACTGTCTTAGATATTTTATTTTTAGTGGTGTAATAAAAATCTCAGTTCCATCAACCAAGGTTAAATAATCACTATCGTATACTTCAGTAGCCATTAGTATAGTATACCAAAAACAAAATTACCCTCCCTAAATTAATAGGAAGGGTAATAATGTTATTTAATTGTATTATGCTGATGGAATTGTGCGGTCTACAATCTTACCGTATGACGCATTGTCATCTGGAAGAAGACGGAATGAAACCTCAAACATTGTTGCTTCATCACGCTTTGCAGATACTGTTACATTCTCGATTGAGAGTGCACGGTATGCAACGTAAACACGTTCAATTGAAGATCCTAGTGCACAGTCACCTGTACCTGGACCTACTGCAACCAAACCACGCTCGACTGGGCATTCGCCAAGTTCTCCTGCAGAAAGGTTAAGTTCCATTGAGTTTGCACCGACTCCAACGCCGTCTGCCTCAGAAAGGTTTGAATCTGATGCTGCGAGTGCGAAGAGAAGGTTCTCAAGTGTTGCTTCAGCAAATGTAGTATTTAGGTTAACCTGCATACCTTGCTTGTACAACTTTGCAACGTCAAGAACCTGGTCCACTGAAACCTCACCGAAGTCAGGTTGGAACTGTAGTTCAAGTCCGTTCATTGTGTAACCAACATTGCGGAAGTCAGCGTCATTAGAGAGAGACTCTCTGTATGAAGTTGCAACCTGGTATGCTGGTAGATCGGCATCAGTTAAGTTGCCTAGATCATATGTGAAAAGTGCTGCTGCACCAACGATGATGTTGTTGCTAGTACCTCTTGTATATGCCATATTTGTTTCACCTCTTTTTTTTCGTTAGATTAAAAGGGCTTGTTTCCTCATTGATAATTATACAACCCTTTTATACAATGATTGTGTCTTGGTGGTACTCAAAATCTATAATTATCTTATTACCGCCGTAGGTTCTGGCTGTGCCAAAGTCGATAATATCCCTGACCTCTTCTAGTTGGTAGATCTTGAACCTGTGGAAATAGAACTTATTTGACATTGTGTCGCCTGTGGTTTGGCCTGAAAATGTTTTATTTTTTGCCCACTCATTAATCTCTTCTGCTGTCTCGTCTTCACGATCCATTAGGCGTAAAACCGCCTCCTGAACTCTTACCATCTGTTCTGTAACACCTTCTGCTGTTGCATAAAAATAATACAAAAGTTGTTCTTGCTTTATGTGTGGAAATGGTGATCTTCTCATTCTGACAAGCCTATCGTATGTTGCCATAACACCAGCATAAGGATATCGCTCATCATTAACAACTATCCACTGCTCTGTTAACTCATCTATAGATGCAGGTCTTGATGGGAAAAATGGCATTGGTACACCTGCTAATTCAATCACCTTCTCCTTTAAATATTCATTAATCCAAAGAACTGGTGTGTTAAATGTTGAGTTTGATACATCTGCCATTATGCAACCCTCCCTGCACTAGCAACCCACTTGATACCAGTAGACTTACCAACATTTCTACCGCCACGCTTACCCGCCTTAATGTTTCTCTTGTAAACAGATGGGTTTTTAAAGTGTCTTGACAAACCACTTATATTCAAGAATGATTGTCTAAAGTAAACTCCAAAGAATTCATTAATAACCTTTTCAAACTCACCCTCTGTTTGTCCTCCAGGGTTGCTTACAATAACGTCATTGGTTGTATAAACAACTTCTCCATCTACCTCGAAGCGTAGGGCATTTGCTTTCTTAGGGCTAATAATTACACCAATACCGTTTTCCATAATCCGTGCCTTATCAGCAAATGGAACGTTAGACCCATCTTTAATAGATGTTGATTGCTTTAACTTAGTATTAAAAGTTATTCCTGCATTACTAATTGTATAATCAATGTCAAACAGCCTTGCCTTTGGACTACCAGTCTTATGCCACTCATACACATGGTGCAGTAGTTCTGGAGTTATTCTTGCATTTGAGTCAACGTACTGTGATGCAAGTTCTACAATCTCTGGAGCAAGTGTTGCATAAAGTTCTTTCTTTCCTATTTCAAGTCCCTCTAAAAACCCATAAGAGTATTGAATAATATTGTTCATATCCTTCATAAACTTCTTGTCATTAAATATAACTCTCATACATCTACCGCCTGATTCTCAGATCTGCGTAGAACCAACTTGTAGTATTCAACATTTCCAAAAGGGCCTGTAATAGGATCTTGTGATGCAATCTCAAAAATAGTAGACTTGCCTGAGCGTGGACCAGATGTCTCTATGTATATTGGGTTACAGTTCTTGTCCTTTATGTTTGTAATAATAACATTTGTAATTGAGTTTGAAGAATCTAGACTTGAGATTCTTAAATCTGTTTTTGATCTTCCAAGAAGAACCTTGTCTTGTGTTATATTGACATTTGGGACTACTTCTTCTTTTAATCCTGCACCAGCAGGTGAAAGATAGCATGCAATTGTTCTATCAATAATCCAGTTCTTTTTTACGTTACCGTAAGTTCCCTGCTCTACAATTGGATAGTAAATATCTGCTTGCATCGGAAATATAAAATCGGTACCTTCGCATATCATTAAATTATCCCTGGCTTGGTAATTGTATTTGCATACTTATCTAAAATCTTGTCCACTAAGAAATTACCAGTTCCATCAAACATAGACTTGTCAAACTGAATTTTAAACTGTTCTGTATTATATGATGTTACATATCTCTTGTAATAATCAAGTTTTCCACACTTAAGATCCTCAATAAGCAACTTAGTTGCGTACTCTACATCTGCTGGAACAGCCTTATAGCCTGTGTCGATAATAAAAGTGTAGTCATATCCGTTTGGAAATGCCACGCCGTTATATCCGTAATAGCCTAGGTCTCCTCTAGCAGTTATTATATTTGGTGGTGACTGTTCTAATCTATTGTATGGATCATTGATAACTCTTTGGATAGCAGTGTTATCTAATGTAACAATATACTGATACTTATTTGTTTCTGGTGTGTCTACATCAAAAACCAATTCGTTGTTTTCATAAACTTTTAAAACTTTGTTTGCCGATACCCATAGTGGGAAATAATCTGTGCCCTGACCAACTGACTGAATAATTTGTTTGTGATTATAAAAACCATCACTTACCTGAGAGTCTATAATTGATCTTGCAACTAACTCTAGCATCTTGTATTCTGAAATCTCAGACGCTGTTGAGCCAAGTTCTTCTGGATTTACGTATGGACGAATAACATCCAGGTTGCTCTCATAAAGGGTATGCTCACGCTCTGTGTCATAAAACTTAATAAAGAAATTTCTATCGTACTGAACCTTTTCAAGTGGTAGTTCATAAACCAGTTTGCCATTTGCATCTGAAAAGAGGTTAGTCTCTTCTACTGAGTGGTCCACCAAATCCTCAACATAGACAACATACTCATAGTTGGGTATAGGTAATGTCCATGTGGTTGTTAGAGGATAAGGTGGAACTCTCATTACTTCCATCGATTATGCACCAAACTCCGACTTAACTTGTTCTGGTGTAACTAATGTGATGTGATCACGAGTTAGCCACTGGTCTGCTTCGCTCTGAGAAACAATATTGATTCCCTTTGATACCTTGCCAACACCGACCCAAGAAACATTCTTGGTTGACTTAATTGCAACTGTCTTTGCTTCCTTAACAGGCTTTGGTGCTGCCTTCTTCTTTGGTGCCTTTGGTGTTGTTGATGCACCAATTACTCCATTTGCTACTGAACCTAGTGCTTGCTCTTCTTTTACTGAATCGTATGAAGGTGTTATGATAGCATCAGAAACTTCTTCCTTGTGCTCTACAACTGGCTCTTCTTCCTTAACAGGCTCTACAGGTGCTTCTTCAACCTTTGGCTCTTCAACTACTGGTGCCTCTTCGACAACTGGTGTTTCAAGAACTGGTGCTTCTTCAACTGTATCTTCTGCAGGATTATTATTTAAATTTTCCATGATTTCCTCCTGAATGTATTATATCATTATAAGTGATAAGGGGAGCAGGAGCGTTAACTCCTACTCCCCCTAAAGTGTACTGTTTACAGATTATGCATCTGCTGCAGCATCAGCGAATGCGATTGCATCCTGCTCTTCCCACTGAATACCGAAGCGAACGAAGACTGTGTATTCTACAGTGTCCTTCTTTGGCTTGTATTCACGGTTAACAGTGATGTCACGCTGGAAGCCCCATACACGGTTCTGTGGGAATGTCAAATCGACATATCCTGCAGGGTAGTAAGGTACTTCCTGTACGTCAATTCCGAGAACACGTGTTGTACGTGCTCCACCGAATGTCTGTGCTACGCCGTCTAGATAGTTCTGACGGTTAGTTGGTGTTCCACCAGCCTGTGAAGCAAATGCTTCAGCAACTGCATCAGCAAGTGTACCGTTATTCTTAACGATTCCCTGGAATGCATCTGTTCCTGCGTAGAACTTCAAGTTAGACTTGATTGCACGGTACTTACGTGGCATTGCAAGAATGATCTTCTGCATTGCGTCTGTTGTCCAGTTGTCATTTTCAACTGTAACAACTGCTTCGTGAGCATCTCCGTCAGTCTTGACATGGTTTACGAAACCATTCATGATTGACAAGAAGTTGCCTGTTGCACCATCACCGTTGATTGCAAGGTCTTCGATATCGTTACCGAAAGCATTTGTCATCAAACGGACAATGTGATCTTCTAGTGCTGCACCTTCGATGTTATCTTCTAGTGCTTCTGCAGATACTTCCCAGTCAAGGCGGATCTTCTTAGTTGTAAGTTCGACCTTTGAGAATGTTGCACCTGCGTTTGTGTAGTCGCCAACTGCTTGCGCTGCTGCACGAATTACACGCTCTCCGACGTTTACCTTTTCGAGTTCCATTGTATTGGCTCTCA